AAAATGCAATTACTAGAGAAAAAGGGCTCGGAAGTAGAAAAACCATTTTCAATATTAGCAAAAATAATGAATGGAGAAAAAGGAAGCGCTAAACCAATTGAGTCTACTATAAAAAAATTAACAGTGCCAAAGGAACTTACCCATGCCTAAATTAACCACATTATTGGCTGGAGCTGCAATTGGCGGCGGTATAGGTTACCTAGCACACGACGAGATTGAAAAGAACGTCGGTTATGGTGAATATCTTATTCCACACAAGTACTATGTGTATCAAGCAGCACGTGAACTTGGTCTTCCATGGGCACAGGCGGCTAAGCATGATCTTTCAAAGTTTGGTCCAACTGAATGGCCGGCATACGCTAACTGGTTCAACGGGCCTAAGGGTATACAAGGCACTAAAGATCCTGAAACATTTGCTAAGTTTCGTAAAGCAGTTCAGCATCACTATGCACATAATCCGCATCACTGGCGTGCACTGCATTTACATCCAAATGAAGTTCCAATAAACATAAAAATGGAATCAGTGGCAGACTGGTGGGGAGTAACAAAAGCAAAGAACCCAAAGGCGCCGACATTTAAGAATTGGTTTGAACAACATCGAGAAACATTACCTATAGATAATGCAACAAAGGATGAAATAGAAATGCGATTACATAAACATGCACAAACATATACAATACATGAACTAGCTCAACACAACGGCCCAATGGTTAGGGGAGTTTCAAAAGCATTTCACTTAACTCCGGATGAACAAGTACGTGCAGGCAAACGAGCAACTACTATTCGATCTGACCAGAATAACTGGGGACGCGGCACTAAGTTTGTAGGTCGCGAAATATTACCAAAACGATTTGGCGAACTAGCAGTACCAAAGAAGAAGAAAAAATAAATGTCACAGCAACCAATGGAATTCCGATTATCGGATTTCGTAGAAAGTTTTTTACACTTAGAAGCTAAACCATTTAGTCTAAAAGATTATCCGCACATGCGCTTGATCTATGATATAGATCCGGCGGAACTTGTGTTGCATACGAGCCGTCAAGTGGCAAAGTCGACCACATTAGCCAACATAATGTTAGCTCGTATGATTTTAATGCCACAGGCCTTTGAAGATTTTGAAGGTGGATTTCGCATCCTGTCTGTATCACCAACTGTAGAACAGGTTCGTGTATTTTCTTACGACCGCATTGATCCGGTAATTGAACAAAGTCCAATATTTAAAAAATACTTTGTTAACTCATCGATGATTCAGAACGTATTTCAAAAACGTTTCTTGAATGGCTCCGTATTATATTTACGATATGGTAGTTCTACTGCCGATCGTATTCGTGGTATATCTGCGGCCATGAATTGTTTTGATTCTAATACGGAAATACTTACGGAAAATGGATGGAAATTATTTAAAGACTTAATTGATACAGAAAAAGTTGCTACATTAAATCCAGATACTAATAACGTTGAATTTCATATTCCAGATTATTATATTAAGAAACCATTTTCTGGTAAACTTATAAGTTTTAAACATCGTAGTTTTGTTCTTAATGTAACCCCAGATCATTTAATGAATGTATCTCAGGAACTGGCTACCGGGTATTATAAAAATCCTAAAGTTAAAGGTTGGAATAATGTTGCAGCTAAAACCTTACTTGGGAAAAATTTTAAGATGGGTATTCGGGGTAATTGGGAAAATAAAAATGTATCTGAATTTGTTATACCTGAGTATACTGTAACCACGCAATTAAACGGAAAACCTTATAGATCGCCAAGAAAAATAAAAGAATTCAGGGCACCAATAAAACCATTTATGGAGTTTATGGGATGGTATTTATCGGAAGGTCACACAGCAAAAACAGGACATATTACAATAAGTCAAAATGACGGGATTTTTGCTAATGAGATTAAACTATGCCTAACAAAATTAGGGGTAAAATTTGGAATATCTAAAGCAAAAACTAGAGCATGTAATTCTTTTTATTTTGCATCGCCGGCATTATCCAGATATTTACATGCTTTAGGAAAGTCGCACGATAAATATATTCCTCGAGAGTTATTAGAATATAAAGAGCATTTACCATTATTATTAGACTCCTTGTACAAAGGTGATGCAATGCATCGTACAGATTTCGGGCATAATGCTGGTCAATTAAATACTGCATCTAAATCATTAGCTAATACTGTACAAGAAGCGTGGCTTCGTTTAGGATTTTTATCTACAATACGGCAAGTTACGGAAAAATATAATGGTACAGTTATGTATCGTATTGGTAAGTTAAATAAAACTAATTTAATTTTTTGGAATGGTTACACGAATAATTCTAAAGTAGAAGAAGTAGATTATTCAGGAAATGTTTATTGTGTTGGTGTAACTAATCATTTAATTTTTGTTCGTGATGCAAAAGAAAAAACTCCGGTGATATCCAAAAATTGTTTCGATGAGTGCCAAGATATACCCGATGACAACATTGGTGTCATCGAAGAAACAATGGCACGTTCTACTTACAAGCACAAAATTTATGCCGGTACACCAAAATTAATTATTGGTCCATTAGTAAATCGTTGGAAAAAATCTACTCGAAATGAATGGATGGTAAAGTGTGCGCATTGTGCTAAATGGAATTACTTGGATGAAGGTAATATTCAACCGGATGGTTTATCTTGCCGATACTGCTTTAAAGGGATGGACGCGCGCAACGGTACCTGGGTAAGAACAAACGGAACTTCAGTAAAAGATCGAGAAACCGGAGAATACATTACTGAAGGTTTTCGTATCAGCGTATTAATGTTCGCACATGCACCTTGGGTTAATTGGCAGAAAGATGTTTACCTTCCTTATTTAAATTCATCTAGGGGTTTATTCTTTAATGAAAAACTTGGGTTGTCATATGATACCGGAGTTTCGCCAGTTACAGAAGAAGAAATAAAAGCTTGCTGTACCGGCGGCCCAATGCGTAATGCGCCTGATCGCCATGTTGCTGACTATGTAACTTTTATGGGTGCTGACTGGGGCCCAATTAATAGTCAAGAATCAAAAACTGTAATGAGTGTATTACAAAAACGTGGTGAAACTATTGAAGTACTATACTTAAAACGATTCGAAGGTAAAGAGGCTGACTATGCTTATTTACATGATTTTATTCCGCGAGAATACCAAAGATGGGGCTGTCAAATGATCGGAGCAGATGCCGGCTTTGGTGAGGCGGTAAACTCCGAAATACGAAGCCGCTTAAATGATGGCACCCGCCTCATTGCTTTTCAACATGTGGCAAATCAGAAACAATATGGGGCCTGGAATGACCATATTCGAGCATACACACTTTCAAGAAATGCTACTATGACTGACATATTTACACGTATTAAACGCAAGCAAATGATATTTCCAAGATGGGAAGATTTTGAGCCATTTGCTCAAGACATACTAGCAATTGCAATAGAATACAGCGAAGAAAAAAATACATATAAGTATATTAAATCAGCCCCAGATGACACCCTACATAGTATATTGTATGGTGCATTGGCTGCTCAGATTTATCATAACGCCGCACTAGCCAAGCAGGACTTGACATAACAGTTATTTTTTGTTATAATTATCCAAGAGGAGACATAAATGTCAACAAGTTACGAATTAGATTTATTTGCTAAAACTGCCGCATCCAGTTATTTAACTGATAAGACTTCATTGAATGATTCTATCATAAAAATGGCTGCAGATAACGGATTAAACCGTGAGCAGATTTCTCGCGTTGTCGAGGGTGCAAACACAGAAGTATACATGAAGTTGTTTAATAAAACAAACGACAAATACATTACATTTGATACTGCCGATGCAGAAAAAATAGCATCAGTGGTAGAAAATGAAATTCCGAAGGTGGCCGAGTTTCATACTTCAGATTATGAAGAACTTCCACCAGAAGAACGCACCGAAGAAACATTTGAAATATTTGTGAAGACAGCCGAAGAACCAACACAGACTTCTGCAGACCAAGTACTTCGTGATTTCTATAGATTTCGCGGTGTCGAAGGTCAATTGGATAGTTTAGCAACCGAGGCGCAGATTGAATTCAGTAAGCAAGCCGATACATTAAAGAACATGATCAAGCAAGCAATGCTTGGCGGGACACCTTACTCAGAATTATACACTGCAGTTTATTTAGCCGCCGACCCTGTAGTTGTAAGCGCGGTTGATCAAATTGAATCTGAACTAAAAGAAAATATGCCGATGCAATCATTTAATAAAACTGGCAGCATTGTTGGTTCAGTAAATGCAAAGCACCCATTAGTACAACAGACATTACTTCTCTCAAAAATTGCAAATGATTATCGTAACATTCAAGCAAAACAAACCGAACTAACTACAGAGTGGGAAATCTATAAGACATCTGGGATGACAGAAAGAGTAAGCAAGATTGTAGATAATCCGGGAGTCTTCTTAGGTGGCTTAACAATTGGTGCAGGCGGCACAGCCCTTGCATTACCAAAGATTGCAAAAGAACGTATTAAACAGGAACGCATGGCGCCAGTAGTTCCACAAGGATACCGACAATAATGTCTCACATAGATAAATTCATTGAAATGCATAAAGAAGGAAAACTTCCCGCAAGCACATTAATTAAGGCGGCAGCATTTAAAGCGGAACTAGAAAAAGATGGTGCTAATTTAGATGTAAAATCTTTCCTAACATACCTAGCTGCAGGTCTTGGTGTTAGTGCTGGACTTGGTTTGGCTTCCGGTGTTGCACAATTAGGTGTGGATGCTTATATGAAACACAAAACAGAATCCGAAATAGATAGTTTATTCGCAGATATGTTAAGGTTACATCCCGAACTTCGCGAGAAACGTGAACGATCATTATTGTATTTTAAAGCTTTAGCACATTTCTCACCAGCAGTTATTCAGAATCCATTAGCAGCCGGTGCTTACATTAAACAAGCATTACAGTTTGATTATGTAGCGGGTGGACCATTACCTGAAACTGTTAATATGTTATCGCAGATTCAGAAGCTACATACCGATGCAAGAAAAGATGCACCGAAAGGTACATTGGGTACAATGTTTTCGGGATTAAAAGAATCTCCAACTAAAATTATGCCGAGCTTTTTATCATACGGTGATTTCAATGGCTGAGACAGTAACTTTAACCGAACCAGAAAGTGAATGGCAGGCAACACAATACATTTTTAATGGTCTTGGTTTCTTTCTAAAAAATCATTTTAAGAAAACTCTCGCCGCATTACTATGTATGTTTGGATCATTGGGCTTCTTTGCGTATGACTACACGGCAC